ACAGACGTTGCCCCTTTTACTACCATGATTAGTAATCAGGAAATGCGAAATGTCCCAGACCCAGTTTTTAAGATGTTTGAACATCGTAATCCTTGGGTAAAACAAGAGTTTCAATCTGCAACAGACGTTGCTAACAGATCTGCTGCAGATGCAGAATCTGGAGATATGGATGTTGATAATATTGTAGGACTTAGTTCGTCTTGCGATAGTTCATGGATTGGATTGGTTTGTGAAGTATGGAATAGCGATAAAGACACTAAGAGAGGAAATGTTATTATTTCTTCTATTACTGACTCAAACACTATCAAATTTAAACCAGCAGGTGACGATGCGATAGATGTTGCAGATAACGATTATTTTATCGTTGTTGGTAATGCACACGGTGAAGGTAGTTCAGCTCCAGAAGCATGGGCAGATGAGTTAGATGTTGTATACAATTCTTGTCAGATTTTTAAAACCCCACTTCAAGTTACTGGTACTTTAGAAGCAGCAGTACTAAGAGGTGAGTCATCTGAATTAGCTAGACTTCGTAGACAAAAGGCTCAAGAGCACAAGATGCAAAAAGAAAAAGCATTCTTGTTTGGTCAAAGAGTTGGCGGTACAGGATTGCAGGAAGCATCTTATGGAGCTGGAAATAATGATACTAATAATGATGAAACATTTGCAGATGGTGGAAGAACGGATTCAGATGGAAATCTAATTAGAACTACATATGGAATTATTTCTGCTTTAGAAAAGTATGGTGAGTCTACATCTACACATGATGCACAAAACGTATTTACCATTGATGGTTCTTACGGATATGGAAACTTTGTAGATGACATGGAAAAAGTATTCCAGTATATCCCAGAAGCAGGTGTGAAACGTGCTTTTGTTGGAGCTGGTGCTTTGGGTTACTGGTCTAAAATGGCTGGTACTTCAGGAATAGCTGGCAACTCAGGTTGGACAGTTGCTCTTGGAGACATGAAACGTGATGCTCTTGGTTTTAACTACAGGGTACTTGAAACACCTCACGGTATGTTACAGTTGATTCCAACTCCAGCATTACGTGGGCCTTATAACAAGTACATGGCAGTTGTATCTGATGAGAATCTGTTTCATGCAGTCTATCGTCCATCTATGTATCAGACAAATATTAAGACCGATAATGCCTTTGATGGTGTTAAAGATCAATATATGTCCGATGAAGGTGTTGGTATACAGCTAATTGAAAGTCATCACTTGTTTAAAATCACAGCGTAAGGAGGCTTATTATGGCTAGACCTTATATAGGTGGTACAAGTGGAGGTGTTGAAGCTCTTGCCGAAAGCAAAACTTTGGTAATGGCTGACTCTGGAAAAACATTTATCTGCTCTCAAGCAGGTGCTTATGATATTACTATTCCAGTAGTAACTACAACAGGATGGACTGCAAAGTTTATTCTGGGCACAGCAGGAGCTAATGATTTTGACATCATTGGTGGTACTGCAGATAAAATGGTTGGTATAGAGTTAGGTGACACGAATACAGCAATTACTGCTGATTCAGATAAAGTTACTTTTGATGCTAGTAATGCAGTTGTAGGGGACTGGATTGAGGTATTATGTGATGGTTCAAACTATTACGTAACTCATGCAGCAGTCGCAGATGCAGGTGCAGAACACTCAGGTTAATAAACAAAACAAGTTGGGGGAGCTTTATGCTCCCCTGACTGGATAAGATATGACACAGAAACAATTAATAGAAACCGTTCAACAACATCATCCAAACTTAGGAGAAACACAGATACGTATTTTTCTAAATAAAGCATTGGATGAGTTCTGTAGAAAAACAAGAATACTAAACACTATATATACATTCAATACAACAGCAGATACACGCTATTATGATTTAGATGATAGCATTGCAGAAGTAACACGAGTGGATTATGACGGATATGAAATACCACGTTTAGTAGGCAAACCAGAGAAAACAGATGTCAGTTGATCAAAGAACGGCAGCCTTGAAAAAAGTATACTGGCTAGAGCGAGATGCTATTGGACTTGCAATGGTATCTAGTACCGATAGTAGTGCAGATTACATTTCGGTCAATGAAGCAAAAGAAGTTACGATTCATGCTGTAAAACTGGACGAAGATTTTATTGCATCTACAGGTGGAGATGGTTCAGGTGGAATACGAATGGACGAATCTCCTGCAATTCCAGCAGAGTTTCATGATGCATTGGCTAAATATGCAATAGCCAAAGGATACGAGCTAAATCCTCAAACATTACAAGTAGCTCAATATTTTAATAAAGAATGGGAAATGTGTATACGAGAAGGCAAGAAGTATGCCAATAAAGGAAGAGATGGCTCTGGCTATCATATAAAACAATACGATTACTAATGACAGAAATATTTAATGGTTTAACTACGCTTACAGAATACACGATTGGTGTACCTACGTATACAGAGCAAAGTATTGGTTCTACGAGTTTTACAGAATTAAGTATTTCTGCACCTACGTATACAGAACAATCTACAACCTCAACAAGCTATACTGAAATAACATGAGTTTTAAAACACAAGTAGAAGATTTAATTGGCACAGTAGGAGATGATACTCTTATTAGCCAATCGTTGCAAGATATTGGTGGAGAAATTATATCTGCATTGCCAAGTGCAAAATTATTACCTGTAGCAAAGACTTCAGCTATTAGTTCTAGTGGTCTTACCGTTGCAGATAAAAAAGTGTTGGCAGTAGATAAAAGTGATGCAAGAGCAAAGCCTATACCTGCTCATGAAAAAGCAAAGTATAATGATACAGCATCTATTTATGCAGCTACCGATACGGATCCAGTTTATTACATTGAAGATGAAAAAGTATATATAAATGGAACAGCAGGTAGTGGAGCTACTTCAGGGCATTTGCATTATGTACCTTTATTGCCTACTTCAGATGGTAGTACACTAACAGTACATGGGGATAGTGCAGTAGCTAACTTTCCGTTAGAAGCACAACAATTAATGGTATTAGGAAGTGCAGTACGATGTTTACAAAGATTATTAGCTAATGCTACATCATCGTTGCCTAGTGATATATCAGGTTCATTAACATTTGCAGGGCCTCCTGATCCTCCTAGTTTATCAGATACTTCTATATCATTTAGTGCTACCGTACCTGTATATACAGCTCCTACCGTAGCAGGAGAAACTGAAGAATTAACAGCAACTTTAACCAATGATGCTACAGCAGATAATAATAAAGTAGATTTTAGTGATTGGTTTGAAGTTGTAGGTGATTTTATTCAAACAGAAGAAGATATAGAACTAGCAGGATCACAGTTACAAAAAATATCTACTTATCTCAATGCATACAGTCAAGCTATGCAAAACAAATTAAACATTTTTAATGATGCCAATGTAGAGTATCAAGCTGAGTTGCAAAAAGCAATTCAAAATGCACAGTTAGCATCGACAGATGATGCACAAAAAATTCAAAAGTATCAGGCTGGAATACAAGATTATTCTGCACAAGTAAACAAAGCAATACAAGAACGTAATTCTGATATACAAAATTTTAATGCAAAACTTCAAAAACAAGTAACAGACTATCAATGGAAACAAAGTCAGTTACAATCGTTAAAGGCAGAATACAATGAAGGTTTGCAACTACTAATCGGTGGTAAAAGAAACTAACCAAGATGCCCATGAGAAAAGTCAAGCTCGGCAAGGTATCGTAACAAAGGAGAAAAAAGATGGCTGATTTACAAAAGTTTTCTGTAAAAGAATCCTTAAACCAGATGGTGTATGATAAAGCATTAGCAATTACTGCATCGGATGGTGCAGACGTAAGTGGTGCTCCGTATAAAGCATTATATGTAGGAGTAGGTGGAGATGTAAAGCTAGATCTAAATGGATCTGGTAGTGCTATTGTATTTAAGAATTTAGCTAGTGGTCAATTGTTACCATTGGTATTTGATAGAGTATATGATACAGGTACTACAGCAACCAATCTAGTGGCATTAAAATAATGTTAGGGGCAATAAGAGCATCTATAGTCAATTTTACTCAAACTATTATTGATATTGGATGGTCAGGTGCAGAAGCAATTATGCTTAAATGGGAAGAAACAACAACCAATTGGGAAGATTTAACAGGATAATATTATGGCAAGTTTAACAGGATCAAGTATAGCGAGTAGTTATACCTCGCTTTTAAAATTAAATGGCAATACAGATAACATTGTTGCTGGTAATGGCTCTAATGCAATACAAATAGTAGATGGAGATGGAACAGCATCCCCACTTTATTTAAATACAGATAGGCTTGGAATAGGTGGTCAGCCTCATGTTAATTCTACTTTAAATGTTAAAAATTCAAGTGGTACAGCATTTTTATATATTAGTTCTGCAACCGATGCTGATTCTGCTATAGTATTAGAAGAAAATACTTCAG